GTCATTATTAATGGTTTAGCTAATTCTCTTTATATGAGATATTGTTATTATCAAACAAATCCTAATAAGGAATGTTCTTCTTTTAAGAAGAATGTTGCTTTGATGACTTATGGAGATGATAATATTATGGGAGTATCTAAATCAGTAGATTGGTTTAACCATACAACTATCCAAGAGACCCTTAAGACTATAGGTATTACTTACACCATGGCCGATAAGGATTCAGAGAGTATTCCATATGTGTCTTTAAAAGATGTTAGTTTTTTAAAACGCACTTGGAGATTTGATGAGGATTTAGATTGTTATCTAGCCCCTCTTGAATTGGCTTCAATACACAAGATGTTGACAGTGAATGTTAGGAGTAAAACTATTCCTGCTGAAGAACAATCTATAGCTACTATTACTAGTGCTTTAGGCGAGTGGTTCTTCTATGGAAAAGAAGAATATAATGCAAGAAGACAAGATATGATACATGTTATTGAAACGTGTGACTTGAATGCCTGGTTGCAAAAATCTTCTATTCCAACTTGGGATATGCTCAAAATGCGTTTTGAGCAGAATTCGCAATATTATTTGCGATAGGCTAGGTTGTAGTCTTAACCAAAACAACACACTGCATGTAGTTACTGCTTTATATGTTTTTGTTTACTATTCATTTTATTGAGTGTGGATATGTAGTGTTATAATTTACCAGGGCGATCCCCAAAATCTGTATTTACAGATGTGTTGGTTGATTCACAAATTTTGTAAACTCGGACTGATGATAGTTTTGTAATCAGATCTTAAATATATGTAAAACTAGCAATCAAAATAAACAAATAGAAAAACGTGAAGATGGTGAAATGCCATCAAAGGCGAGTAAATTTAAATTTACTCATGAATGTGATTTGTGTGAGAGTGTTGGATTATGTCGGAAGTATTATATCCAACCAGGATTTCACTACCACCTGTGTAAACCTTGTAATAGGGCACGATTCTTGATTGGTATTAACCAGTTCGAAGAGAATTTATTATCTATGTCAGATAAATGTCTCTTTTTGCAGAGTGAACCTGTTATTGATGCTACTAGTGGTACTACATCTGAGCATACTAATCAAGAAACTGTGGAGTTTATTGATGAAACTAGTACTTTAGATACTGGTTATTCAGAAATGGGTAATTCTATTGTTTCTCGAGATACTATTGCTGTTGCCGATTTGGCTACTTTTTTGAAGCGACCGGTTAGAATTGGGCAATATTATTGGCAGGAAAGTGATCCACCTGATAGCATTTTGTATCAAATTAATCCGTGGTTTTTATTTTTTAATGATACTCGGATTAAATTTAAATTGAACAATTTTGCGTTTATTAGGTGTAATCTACATATTAAAGTAGTTATTAATGCTTCACCATTTTACTATGGTTGTATGGGTATGTCTTATCAACCCTTACAAGTATTAACTCCTAGCTTAATACGTAGTAGTGTTGCTGCACATCAATTGATACCTAGATCTCAAAGACCTATTTCTTACATTTATCCACAGATGAGTCAAGGTGCAGAAATGACATTACCATTCTTTTTACATAAGAATTGGTTGGATATTAATACTGCTCAAGATTTCCAGAATATGGGGCAATTATCATTTAATGCTTTTGCAGCATTAAGAAGTGCCAATGGTGTCTCTTCAAATGGTGTGTCTATGTTGGTTTATGCTTGGGCTGAAGATGTTGAACTTTCTGGTTCTACATTATCCTTAAGCTTACAGTCTAAACCAATGGACGAGTATGGTCAAGGACCTGTTTCCAGACCTGCTTCTATTATTGCTAAATTAGCTGGTTTGGCGAAGAATGTGCCAGTTATTGGCAAGTTTGCTACAGCCACAGAAATAGGTGCTAAAGCCATATCTGGTATAGCTACTTTATTTGGATTTACTAATGTACCAGTTATTGATAATGTTATGCCATATCAACCTAGAGCTTTTCCTGCTTTAGGTTCAACGCAAATTAGTTTTCCAAATGAAAAGCTTACCTTAGATCCCAAAAATGAGCTATCTGTTGACGCTTCTATAGTAGGAGCCCCTTCAGAAGATCCCCTAGCTATACAAAATTTTTGTACTAAGGAATCGTATATTGTTCGTTCCACTTGGGACACGGCTCATGCTGTGGACACCATATTATTTTATTCCAGAGTCCACCCATTTATGTTCAATATGAGCACAAATTCTCCCGGAGCTACTATTGATATGACGCCTATGGCTTTAACTTCAACTTTGTTTGAGGGATGGAGGGGAGATATCATTTTTAGATTTAAAGTTATAGCTAGTCCTTACCATAAAGGACGTTTGATTATAGCCTTTGATCCGCAGGGTGATGCTACTAATAATGTTGTAAATCAGGCATTAGTTTCTTCAGCAATTTATACTAAAATTATTGATTTAGGTGAAGATGATGATGTTGAATTGAGAGTGCCATATAATCAAGCATTTTCTTATCTTAAAACAGAAACTTCATTTTCAACTTCTTCTGTTCCATTTAGTGTATCTACTACTCCAACTTGGAATCCTACTGAAGGTATTGATAATGGTGCGTTAACAGTTAAAGTATTAACGCAACTAACTGCACCTGTTTTAACTGCTCCTGTAAATGTTTTGGTTTATGTGAGAGCAGCTGAAAATATAGAATTTGGTAATCCGCGTCGTCCTGGTACTTCTGCCACGGTGTTCCAGTTGCAATCACAACCAATTAGTGAAGAAGGTCAAGATCATAAGGTTTTTGGTGCTCCTGGTGATTCAATACAAACACTACAGAATCGAGTTAACTATGGAGAATGTGTTAGATCATTGAGGGTTTTACTTCGAAGATCTAATTTGATTTATACACAAACTACTAATGTTACTGGTCAATTGTCCTCTAGATGGACATCTACTTTTGGTAAAATACCTTTGTATTATGGCTATGATCCAAATGGTATTCACACGGCGACACAAACCATTGGTATTTTTACCTCACCCTTTAATTTTGTGAAAAACACCCCAATTGCCGTTATTTTACCATGTTTTGTAGGTTATAGAGGTTCTGGAGTGTGGACTTTTAATACTAATAGTTTAAAC